GGGCTACAACTTGGTAACCAATTCTTATCCTGCGGCACCAGGCTACAACCCCCAAGTCATGCTGCGCTGGTCAGATGACGGCGGTCACACATATTCAAACGAGCATTGGTCATCAATTGGCAAAATTGGGGCTTATGGGCACAGGACTTTCTGGCGTAGGCTGGGCATGACATTAAAGCTGCGCGATAGGGTCTATGAACTTTCTGGCACTGATCCGGTAAAAATTGCCATCGTGGGCGCGGAATTGATACTTAGCCCAACGAATGCCTAATCTTAATACCCAGATCACACCGCCTCGCGTGCCGCTTACTGACGAGCGCACGGGGGCAGTTTCGCGTGAGTGGTATAGGTGGTTTTACAACATTTACAACATTACGGGCGCTGGCCTTGGCATCACACCAGTTGTCAACGGCGGCACGGGGCTAGGAACTATCCCCACCAACGGCCAACTGCTGATCGGCAATGGCACAGGGTATACCCTTAACACACTTGGTTTTGGCGCTGGCATCTCAGTTACTAACGGAGTTGGGACAATCACCCTTGCCAACACGGGCGTGCTGTCGTTTGCAGGCGGCACTACTGGCCTGACCCCCGCAGCGGCCACCACGGGCGCTGTGACGCTTGCAGGCACCTTGATTGCAATCAATGGCGGCACAGGGTTTGGCTCCTATGCTATTGGCGATCTGTTGTACGCTGGCACAACAACGACTTTGGCAAAACTGCCTGATGTTGCTACTGGCAACGCGCTTATCTCGGGCGGCGTGGGCGTTGCGCCAGCGTGGGGCAAGATTGGCCTGACAACCCATGTCAGCGGCATACTGACTGTGCCCAATGGCGGCTCGGGGGCGGCTACGTTGACGGGCTACGTCAAGGGCAATGGCGCGGCGGCTTTTACGGCGGCGGCTACAATTCCCAATACCGACATTACTGGTTTGGGCACCATGTCGGTTAAGAACACGGGCGCAACCGGATCATTCACCACCGTCGATCTAAAGACAGTCACTGTCACTGACGGCATCATTACGAGCATTGTGTGATGCAATTAGCTTGCAATCAAGAATTTAATCTTGCGGAAGTTACGCCGGACAAGGTGTTGGCGTTGCAAGATGAATTGCTTAAAATGCCGCAAGCCGACATTGTTACAGAGCATACGTTTTTGCCCAAGGTTTACGAGCGCAAGATTACGATCCCGCCTTGGGTCGTGTTGACGGGCGCGGAACACAAAACGCCCTATCGCGTTCGGCTAGAAAAGGGCACAATTGCGGTAAATACAGAAGATGGCGTAAAAGTGCTCACCGGCCCCTGCGAATTTGACGCTGCTGCCGGTATGCAACGGGCGGGGCGGGTGTTTGAAGACGAAGTGGTGTGGGTTGATGTTTACGACAATCCAGACGACTGCACCGACATTGCTGTGTTAGAAGACCGTTTGTATGTGGTGCCTGAGTGCGGGCTTGGCGATAGCAGGACAGAAGCACAGAAAGCAAAAATTGATTACGGCGCTTTTTTGCATCAGCTTGGCATGACACAATCGGAATTAGACGCTATTGTTCACATTGATTCAGATTTAATGGATATGCCAGAAGGCGTTGCAGTAGAACTGCGCGATTCGCCAATTCACGGTAAAGGTTTATTTGCGACTTGTGATTTTGATGCGGGCGACATTGTGTGCCCAGGTCGGCTTGATGGCAAACGCACACCAGGCGGTCGATTTATTAACCACTCGTTAAATTGCAATGTTAAGCCCATAAAAATAGGCGATGACATCTATGCGTTAGCTGTGCGTAAAATACATGCAGGTGATGAATTACTGGTAGATTACAGAGCATCAATGAGAGTCAATTTTGGACTCGCGTTACAAGGGGAAATAATATGTCTGGATGGATGGCAGCAGCAACAGTCGCAAGCGCTGTAATTGGTTCTAGCGCGTCTAAGAGCGCAGCAAAAGCGCAAGCAGGCGCGGCTGACCGTGCGGCTGAGTTGCAACGCGAACAGTTTGAGCGTCAAGTCGAACTGCAAGCCCCGTTCCGCGAGGCCGGTGTTCGTGCGTTGCCGGAACTAGAAACAGCGTCTAGGTACACGCCGTTTGGCATGAAGCAGTTTACTGCTGACCCTGGCTACGGTTTTCGGTTGGCTGAAGGCCAGAAAGCACTTGATCGTCAAGCTGCTGCCCGTGGCGGGCTAATCTCTGGCGGCGCTCTTAGGGCCGCGCAACGTTACGGCCAAGAGATGGGTAGCCAAGAGTACACCAACGCTTTCAATCGCTACCAGACTGAGCGTCAGGCTCGTCTTAACCCACTGCAATCTTTAGCCGGTATGGCACAAACTTCTGTAGGCCAGTTAGGCCAAGCTGGCCAAGCAATGGCGAGCGGCATGGGCGAAGCCGGTATGCAAAGCGCCAATGCGCGGGCATCTGGCTACATGGGTGGGGCAAACGCGCTGTCTCAAGGCTTGAGCCAGTACATGGGCTACAGTCAAGGCCAAGAACGTAACGCTTTGCTGTCGCGTGCTATTGGTGGCGGTGGCGGTGGCGGTGGGATGGCCTACACAGCCGAACCAGGCTTTTCCAACACGCCTTCGTATTTGGTTCGATAAGGACTAATCATGCCAATCAACCCCAACATTGCAATGAGTTATCGCGGCGTAGAAATGCCGCAACAGAACGCGCTGGCTGACTACGCCGCCGTCCAACAGATTCAAAGCGGTCAGCGTCAAGCTGAAGTCTCGCAGATGCAGATTGAGCAGATGCGCCGTGATCAAGCTGCGCTGTCTAAGATGCAAGCCGCTATCACCGCCAAGGGTGGCCCCGCTGATTTGAATGTGGCGGCTGAAGAAATGATTAATTCGGGCATTCCCGAATACTTTAAACAAGGCTTGGTTATCAAGCAAACGCTTGACAAGCAAAGCCGGTTTGCCAAATTGCTTGGCGGGACTGGTGGCGCTGCGCCTGCTGCACCAGCAAGCGAATTATACCCAGGCTACAACGAGTCCATCGGCATGACCAATGCCCTTGCGCCAGCGCCAGCCGCGCCAGTCAACGCTATGGCTGACATGCAAAGAAAAATTAATGAAGCCTACATGATTGGCACACCAGAAGCATTGGCATTTGCTAAAGCTGGCGAAGAACGATTAAAGCCAACAACAGATGTTTCATCCATGCAAGCGTTGGGATTTCCATCAACGCCAGAAGGTTTTGCCAAATTTAAGGGCGCTCAATTTGCGCCTGTTGCGCCTGTAGCGCCAACAGATATTGCAAAATTGATAAAAGAGCGCGATGCGTTTCCAGTAGGTAGCCCTAACCGTGCGCTGTATGACCAAGAGATTGCAGACCGCCGTGCTACCGCAGAAAATGCTCGTCAGCGTTTGAAATTTGATCAAGAGAAATTTAACTTTGAAAGAGCTAATCCTGGCTTTGAACTTAGAGAAGCAGATGACGGCTCAGTGGTTGGCGTCAACAAGCGCACACTACAAGCGTTCCCTGTCACTCTTGGTGGCGGTGCTGCTCCAGCAGCAGGCGGCGCTGGTATGCCTAGCGCTCGGGTGCCAGCACTTCAAGCACCTCTGGCTAGTGCAACACCTACCGCTGCGCGGCCATTGATAGGCAGAGGAAAAGAAGCACCAGTTAAGTTTAACGACACGGATTTACAACTATCTGGTTTGGCTGGCTCACTTCAAGATTTCAAAAAAGAAGTCAGTAGAGATGTATTTACAGGGGCTAAATTTCTTCCAACTGGTCAAGATACGGCCAGAATGCAAGCTAAGTACACAGCGCTGTTAATGGGCGTCAAAGACTTGTACACACTCGGCGCATTGACCGGCCCTGACATGGGTATTATTGAGTCGCAACTTACCAACCCTGCTTCATGGTCTGGTAAATTTACGACTAAAGAGGGTTTTGAAGCACAGACTAAAGTTATTGAAGATATGTTAAAGCGCAGCGCAACAAATCTTGAAAATACTTATGGCCGAGTACCAAAAGCCACTAAAAAAGCTCTTGAAGGTTTGCCAAGCGTTGCGGGTAGCGAAAACGATCCATTGGGACTCCTTAAAGGAAATTAAATGGCAACGCTTGCTGAATTCCGCGCACAGTATCCTCAGTACAACGAGGTGCCAGATGTCAAGTTGGCTGACTCGTTGCACCAAAAATTTTATTCGTCCATTCCAAAAATGGACTTTTACAAGACCATTGGAATTGGTGCTGAAGCGTTGATACCAGGCGGCGAAAGCCGCATAACTCTTCCTCAGCCAGAAGTCTCTATGCGTGATCGCATCATGGGCGTTATTGAAACGCCTGCGGCACTTGTTGGTGGCCTTGCTGGGGGTTTAGCTTCAATTCCTGCGGCAATATACGGAAATTTGTCTAGCCCTGCGCCATCTGGATCGGCAGAAGCTAGGGCTGCGGGTGAGGCAATGGCGGCAAAGACTCGCGCTCAGTTTTACCAGCCCCGTACTCAAACTTCTAGAGACATTCTTGGCGCTGTTGGTAAAGTGACAGAGGGTTTGCCTCCAGTGTTGGGGGGCAGTCTTGGCACATCGTTAAACGCTTTGGCTATCCCTTCCATGCAACAAGCCGGTGCGATGGTTCGTCCAGCAGTTAGACAAGCAGTTGCACCAGTGCAAAATGTTTTAGCCAATGTGATGACCCGCAAACAACCAGACATGGTGGGCATGGGCGCAGCTAGCACTGCTGATGACTTGATGCGCCAGCAGCGCTTGGAGCAGTTTGGCATCCGTGCCACGGCTGGTGAGCGTGAGCGCAACTTGCAAAAGCAGCAGTTTGAGTCTGAAATTCAACGTGGTGCGGTTACTGGCATTTCAGAAGATGCAAAGACTCAGTTGTCTGAGCAAATGCGAAGATTTGAGGCTGGTAAGAAACAAGACATTGTTAGAAATTTTGAGCGCATGACTGCTGAGACTGGCGCTGAAGTGGCCGACCCAACCCAATTGCGTGCTGTTGGCAAAATTGTTGACAAAGCCTTAAATGACGAGTACACCAAAAAGTTTGATGCTTACAAGGCACTGTATGCCAAGGCTGACAACGCTGGTGAGACTTTGCAGCCGGTGTCGTATCAAGGTTTGTTGGACTACATTAACACCAAGACGCCTACGGCCCGAGGCAAACTTGACCCAATTTTAGATTCGGTGGCTGAATCGTTGGCGATGAATGACCCTAACAAGACTGGCACCATTACTGTGCGGGCGCTAGAAGACATCTATCAGCAGATCGGCAAAGTCAAGGGTTCGCCAAGCGCACCAGAGATGAAGCAAATCATCACTCAGATGGGTGAGGGTGCAGGCGGTGAGCTGTATCAGGCGGCCAGAGCATCACGCAAGCAACTGGCTAAAGAGTTTGAGGATGTGTCTCGCGTTGACAAGCTGCTTGGCACAAAGGCTGGCTACGCTGACCGCAGGGTTGCGCTTGATGATGTGTTCAAGCATGTGGTGCTTGACGGTTCGCTAGAGGAAATGCGAACTGTCACCACGTTGCTAAAGAAGGCTGGCCCAGAAGGTCGCAAAGCCTATGCAGAACTGCAAGGTCAAACCATTCAGCAGATGAAAGAAATGCTCACCAAGGGTGATCAGATGTCTTTTAAGAACCTGAACACATTCATCAATCAGTTGGACAATGAGGGCAAGCTAGACTATATGTTTGGCAAAACTGGTCGCAACCAAATTACTGATTTACGGGATGCCATCAAGGATGTGGTGGTCAAAGAGCCAGGCGCTGTAAATTATCCAAACACTGCGGGCGTTGTGCTTCGGGGCTTGGAAATTTTGCAAAAATCGCCAATTAAAATACCTGGCACCCAAACAGCCGCAGAATTTGCTCGTACACGCCAAGTTAAAAAACAGGTTGAAAAAGCCTTAGAGCAGCCTAACCAGTTAGCGCCAACGCAACAAAATCAAAACGCAATGAGGCGCTAAATGGACTACCAAGTCTTGTTCAACGGCGCGGTTGTTCTGGCGTCTTTCTTTGGTGGGTGGACGCTCAACAGCATCACCAAGTCATTAGAGCGCTTGGACACTGACGTGCGGGCTATGCCTGTCAACTACGTGGCCCGCAACGACTACCGCGAAGACACCCGCGAGATCAAAGAGATGCTCAGTAAAATTTTTGACAAGCTGGAAGCCAAGGCCGACAAGTGATATATGGACGCCTTACCTCCACCACCACCGGCAACGGTACAAGCACCCGCGCCCGTTTTTGAGTGCGTGAGATGGTCGTGGTCATCTGACCGCAAAGAGGTCTGGTGTTTAAAGTGGCGAGAAAAAGGTAAGCCAGAAAAGGTGGCCGAAAGTGATTGACCCGCTTACCGCGCTAGCAGGCATCCAAGCAGCGGTCGCGCTGATCAAGAAGGTCAGCAAGACCGTCGATGACGTTTCCTCCCTTGGCCCTGTACTTGGGAAGTATTTTGATGCCAAGTCCACCGCCACCAAGGCTGTAGTCCAAGCCAAGAAATCCAAGTCAAGCATGGGCACGGCCATTCAGATCGAGATGGCCTTGGATCAGGCCAAGCGGTTTGAGGACGAGTTGCAATTGCTGTTCATGCAATCCGGCAAGATAGACGTCTGGAACAAGATCAAGTCCAGGGCGGCGGCGATGGACGCGGAGTCTGCCCACGACGCTCGCAGAGAAAAAGAAATCAATGCAAGGCGCAAAAAAGAGATTGATGAGGTCATTGAGTTGGCATTGCTCGGTGTGGTGTTTACCGCCATGCTAGGAATCATCGCGTATTTCACTTTTGGAATTCTTGAGCAGTGCGGAGGCAAATGCTGATGGCAACTGACGAACGCCTCAACCTAGTTGACAAAGTGCTGGCGTATGTCAGCAGCCCGTTCAGGCTGTTTGCAATGGTGCTGATGGCGGTGCTGACCTTTGCAGGGTACTTTGTATATACAAATCAAGAGCTGCTGATCGGGGCGTACAAAGAATCTAAAAAGATACCAAGCATTGCAGAGGACAGGGTTGAGGATGCTGCCGCCCATCTGTTCAAGCAGTCTGGAGCCATCATCGTAGCGGTGTTCAAGGTGAACTCAATGTTTGGAACGCGCATCTTGCACAGGGCGTACACCCGAGAGGGGCGGGACAAGACCAACGATGGGCTGGACGTTGGCCTGTTCACCCAGAACGCATCGAACAACGCTGACGTAGTGCGCTTGATGGCAAACGAGATTCCATGCGGCGAGTACACCAGCGCACAGAGTGAAATGGGCATCTGGTACATTGAGAAGGGCGTAGGTTACACGTGCCGTATTTCAGTGCCGCCAGAGCCTGGACGCTTTGTAGGCCAGATCACAGTAGGCTGGGCATCACCGCCTGACAACTTAGAGAAGACCCGTGCAATGCTACAGATTGCAGCAACCATGCTTTCAAGGAGTAAACAGTAATGGATTGGTTAAAACAAATTGCACCGACAATCGCCACGGCAATGGGCGGCCCACTGGCTGGCATGGCTGTATCTGCCATCAGCAAAGCGATTGGCGTTGACCCCGACAAGGTGGGCGACCTGATCTCTAACAACAAGCTGTCGGCAGAGCAAATTGCTCAAGTGAAAATCGCTGAGATTGAGCTACAGAAACAAGCACAGGAGCTTGGCCTGAACTTTGAAAAGTTGGAGGTCGAGGACAGGAAATCAGCACGAGAGATGCAGGCCACCACTCGCAGCCTGATGCCGCCTATCCTTGCGGGTACGGTTACAGTGGGGTTTTTTGGCATCATGGTGATGATGTTCATTGGCAGAGTGGACAGTAGCAACCCAGCTATTTTGATGATGTTGGGGTCGCTTGGTACGGCTTGGACTGGAATAATCGCATATTATTTCGGCTCCTCTGCTGGCTCACAAGCCAAAACCGATTTACTTTCTAAGTCAGGGCCAGTGAAATGAAAGAAAACTTTGACGCTGCACTGAAAGCCATCTTGCACCATGAAGGCGGCTTTGTGAACCATCCAAAAGACCCTGGTGGAATGACCAATTTGGGTGTAACCAAGCGCGTCTGGGAGGAGTGGGTTGGGCATGATGTGGATGAACAAGCCATGCGAGCGCTGACTCCCGAGGTGGTCGGCCCTATGTACAAGGTTAAGTATTGGGACAAGATCAAAGGTGATGATCTACCAGACGGCGTTGACTACATCGTGTTTGATGCTGCTGTCAACAGTGGCCCTGGCAGAGCCGCCAAATGGCTTCAGGCGGCTGTTGGTGCGTCTGTTGATGGGGCTATAGGCGCTGGCACTTTAAAAGCCGTAGCGGACTTCCCTGCTGGTGATTTGATTAATGCGTATCAGGCTAAGCGGCTGGAATTTTTACAGAACTTGCCAACTTGGGATACGTTTGGCAAAGGCTGGGGCAGGCGGGTTGCCGAGGTTAGTTCGACTGCTCAGACTTTCGCATAAGCGCTCGGTACGCCTCAATGGCGTCCTTAAGGTCGCACTGAAGCTGTTGAATCCGGTCGTCTTGCTCAACCATCTTTGCGTTCGCTTCTTGGGCGAACTGTGCTAGGTTTTCTTGTGTCCAAGTTTTGAAGTTTGACATGTTCTTCCGTTATGAATTTATGGCCGTTGCCGCACTCTCGGCGGCGTAGTGTATAGCCTTCCTTGTTTCTAGTCTCGCTGACAGTTGTCCATGTGTTGCAAGTTGGGCACTTCAAGCGTTCTTCTCCTGAATGTCGTAGAACCAGTCATCGCCAGCGCTCCACTTGCGTGTGCCGTCAACGGTGTAGAAATTTTTGGCCGCTTGGAAGTCTGGGAACTTTGTCTCGGCGGGGATCAGGCTCTGGTCGTACCACAAGCAGCGGTTGTTGGGCTGGCAGGCAAACTGGCCGTTGTCCAACATGATCCAGTTAAACGACTTGTGTTCCTCGGCCTGTTCGGTAAATCCAGTGTCCAGCGCCATCTCATCAGCGCAGAAGTCTACTGTGAACATGTAGCGCCCAAAGTGCCACTGCTTGTCCTTGCCCAAGAACTTCACGCCCAGATTGCGTAGGCCAATCTTTTCCACGATGGTGAACCGGTAGCCCATGCAGTCCCATAGCTGGAGCGTGTCCACGGGCAAGTCGCCGTGGTCATCTTTCCAAACATACGCATGAATGGGCAGCTTGTCGTACAGAGCGCCGTAGTTAGGCAGCAGCGACTCTATGCGAAACACCTGGCCGCGCAGGGCTTTCAGGCTAACCCAAATTGCAGGCTCCAACTCGCCGTGGCCTTTGGTGTGGTTGTACAAGAACTCGCGCCTGACAAAGCATTTAATGGGCGGCAGCGAGGCAATGATGTAGCTCATGTGTTCTCCTGTGGTGGTGTGCATGTGTGAATTGTGGTCAGGTCAACAGTTCGTTTGCCGCAGCGTTCACAGAAGTTCCATTCCCGTTTAGCAAATTCTGCTGCTGCAACAAGGGCGGCAAAGACATTTAATTCTTTGCTGTCCCAGATACCAAAACCAAACATGTCCTCTTGCCAGCCAGCCTCCCGCGCCATGCGGATGATGTCTTCTTGTGTCATATCAACAAGCTCCAAATCCACATGCCTGTAAAAAACATCAGCGCAAAGAACACCACGATCATTGCCAACGCTGTGCCAAAAATAAACGCCCCGACTGCTTGCCAAGTGTCCGACACCGGCTCGATGTCCTCCGGCACCACGGGCCACGGCCGAACCTTGCGGGTTTCTAGTTCCGCATCTGTGAATTGGCAACTCCACAAGCACTGTGGCTTGTGAGGGCAAATCCCCCCTGCATCGCATGTTCTGTTCATGTCGGCTCCTCAGTTTTACCCAAGTACGCTTTCAAGCGCTTGACTCGGTTCTTGTTGTAAGTAACCATCGACTGCGCGTACTCCACGCCAGTCTCTGCCCTCAATAAATCATGCTCGGCATGGATTAGTTCATGCGCTATAGCCTGTGCTGGCGTCACCGTCTTCAGCATTAGCCTCAACTCTGTCCATAGGTACTTGATCATCACTTCACCAACACGTCAAAGGTAACCAACAAAAAGATCACGCCGGAGCAGACCAGAAGGGCTGCACCCAAAAAGCTGATCACCAAGCTGCGAGCTTGATCATGGTTTTGCTGAGTAAAGTAGGTTTGTTTCATTTTGTTTTCTCCTTGGTTAATTTACTGACATATCCACGCACTTTGGCGGCGTGTTCTAAGGTGAGATAGAACTCAACTCTGGTTAGGCCAAGCGCCTTTCGGCGTTGGCGTAGGGCTTGGACTCGTTGGGTGGGGGTCATTGTTGTTAGGGCCGTAGCCCTGTTTGGTTTATGCAACTGCTTTGCGTGCGTCCATTCTGGTGTTCACTTCAAACTGCTTACTGGCTTCGCACTTGATGCAGCGGTACTGAACTGGCTCATTCTTGTAGTCGCCCCAGTTGGCTGCCATTGGGGTACGCAAGATGTTGCGGCCACAAGCTGTTTTTGATGCCATTCCGCTGCCGGACTTGTTGAGGTGCATTTGATGTGTCATGTCGTTTACTCCGTTACTGTTGTTGATGACTGAATTCTAGCACTGTTTCCGGTAACTCATAAACTAGGGACAAACCCTAACACCATCTTTTTAGCCTGATCAGCCCCCTTTGCCACAAAACAGGTGTAGCCACAGCCCTCAAGGTAGGCGATCCAGTCCTTCTGCTCGGCGCTGAGACTACCGCCCTTGACTCGCTTCATCTCCACCCACAAGCGCCAGTCTGGAATGAACAGGTCAGGCACGCCAGGCGATACTCCCTCAACCTTCAAGCGCCCCGCTGTCGCCATGCTTCTAGCCCCGCCATTTGGCACAGCAAAAATACGCACGCCTTTGTAGCCTTGGCGAAACCAACGCACAAACTCGCGCTGCTCCTCATGCTCGGTTTTTATGCGCTCTAGAACGGACATTCGGCCTCCCACTTATCGCACTCGCCCACGGTGGCCGCAAACTCCTCTGGCGGCCGCATAAAGAACTCAACGCACAGGCCATCCACGCCGTAATGCTCACAGGTGTGGCAGCACCTCGGTGGCCCAGCGGCTAGCCAGCGTTTGTAGTCAGTCACTAAGTCTGGCTCAGGGTGTCTCATACCATCTCCTTCTCATTACTCTAAAAAATTTACCATCGCGTTTGAACTCAATATGAATTGGTGGCTGCGCTTGATTCATGTTGTGAGCCATCTCCTCCAACGACTGCACGTTGAGGCCACCACGCTCGATCTGAGCTTGTTCTGCTATATCTACGAGCTTTTGCAAAGCCATCTGACCGGCGTACCCGTCATGCGTAACGGCTAGGTACTCTGTAATGGCTGGGTCACTCAAGCCGCCGTAGTAGGTCACCGCCAGCATTTCCTTGCCCGATGCCTTGCTGATGTGCTTGCGCCATGTCCAGCTTGTTACATCCAGATCAGTGCCATCTAGCCCCATGATGTCATCGTTGTGCAGCTTGAGTTTCTTAAGTTCTGGGGCTGGAAATGCAGTCCCACAAGCTGGGCAAACTGCCGCTGATATGGCGCACAGTTCACCGCACTCATCACAAACTTTAACTGGTGCTTCGCCATTGCCATCACCGCCCTTCTTTGGGGGCTGGACAGCGGTGATCGGCCCGTGCGTAGACACCACGCCAGCGAAATCCAGCACCAAGCAGTGATCGGTGTGGCTCTTGACCCGCATCCCGCGGCCAGCCATCTGGACATACAAACTAGCGCTCATGGTCGGGCGCAGCATGGCGATCAGGTCAATGTCGGGGTAGTCAAAGCCGGTGGTCAGCACATTGGCGTTGGTAAGCGCACGCAAGCGGCCAGCCTTGAAGTCGGCCAGCATTCTCTCGCGCTCCTTTTTTGGCGTCTCGCCGGTCACGCACTCAGCAGCCACGCCATGCTGGCGCAAGACCTCTGCAATGTGCTGTGCGTGCTTTACACCAGCGCAAAACACCAGCCACGCCTTGCGGTCACCAGCCAAGCCAACCACCTCGCGCACCACCTTCTGGTTCTGATCGTCCGTGTCCACCGCAGCTTGCAACTCAGACTCAATAAACTCACCGCCACGCTTATGAACACCAGTCACATCCAGCTTGGCCTTGGTGGTTTTGGAGCGCAGGGTTGATAAATAGCCCTTGTAAATCAACTCCTCGATGCTGATAGGATTTATCAATGCGTCAAACAGCGCTGGCTTGTCGGTGATGAGGCCATGCCCCAGCCGGTAAGGCGTGGCCGTCAAGCCAACCACCCGCAGCGCAGGGTTGATGGCCTTGAGCTGCTCCAACAGCGTGCGATAGCCGCCCTCGTCTTTGTGGTTGACCAAGTGGCACTCGTCAATGATCACCAGATCAGTGTGGCCTAACTGCTTGGCCTTGGTACGCACCGACTGGATGCCAGCAAAGGTGATCGGCTCACCCAAGTCCTTGCGGCCAATGCTTGCGCTGTAGATGCCCATCGGAGCGCCTGGCCAGTGCTGGCGCATCTTCTCAGCGTTCTGCTCAATCAATTCCTTGACATGGGTTAGCATCAGCACCCGAGTCTCCGGCCAGTTTTGCAAGGCGTCCTTGCACAGCGCAGCCACAATGTGGCTCTTGCCTGAGCCGGTGGGCAGCACCAGACAAGGATTGCCCTTGCCGCCCTCCTCAAACCATGCGTAAAGCTGGTCTATGGTGCGTTGTTGGTAGTCACGGAGCATCAGCCAACTATCCTTGCATTCCAAACCTGACGCATCTCAGCAATCAAAGGGTCACCACTACCGCAAGCCTCGGCATTAGCCAGCAGTTCCGTACTACCCCAAACGCCCTCTTGCGCTGGGTCGCCGTTTGCCATGTTGACTCCATTGATCTCATAGACAGCAGTGAACTCGTCAGGCCCGTCCTTGCGTTGCCACGGCACTAAGTCTGGGTGTAGGACATGGCTCTCGCAACCCTTGTGCTGTGCGTCCACTGGAATCACATCGTTCCACTTAGCGCAGTGCCAAGTGCTATCAGGCATTGGCGTGGCGTTGGCACAGGTGCGGCAGTTCACATGCTTGGTGGTTTTGGTTTCGTGGCAGAACTTGTACGCATCGCAGAACTTGCACTGATACCAACTTGGGTCAGTGCTGATCGGCTCTGGCATACGCTCGGCCAGTGCAATGTAGTGGCCTCGGCGCACCGCTTTTTCTGAAACTTCCTTATCAAACTTCACGCGCTCGGTGTGGATTCGGTCATCGTCCTTGCAAATGGCGACATACAGCGCACGGTCAATACCAGTGCCTTGCATGTACACCTGCATCTGGGTGAAATGTTCTGGCTTGGCCTTCTCCACGCCATCCTTGACCAGCGCATCAAATGACTTCTTGCTGTGCGTCTTGAACTCGGCCACATGCTTGGCCTTCGGGGCTTCGGGAACGCCCTTGTCAATGATGGCGTCCAAGCTGCCAGAGACATGGCCTCCAAAATCAACTCTATGCTGGGCAGACACCTTGCGGACATCCAGCCCGATAGCCCGAAGGTCGCTGATGATGGTGGCCTCCTCGTTCTGCCCCCTGCGGAACAAACGGAGAATCCGGCCAGGGAACTCAGGCTGCACAGCCCACCGGAACGACAACCACAACCAACGGTCACAGACATGACCTAGCGTGCTAGCCCCAAGGTGTGCGCGGGGCTTCTCAGGCTTTGACTCGTGGTGCTTGTCAACTAGCGCGGCAATGGTATTATCTGGTTGGGGAATAATCACTTGTTCTCTCCTTGATTGATCTTGAACCCCGCACTTTTATCGGTGCGGGGCTTTTTTTTAAGGTGGGGGTACTCGCTGCACTGTTTGCAACACGGTAATCCGAATTGCGTGACGCGGTGTGCGACACCAGCATCCGCTTTCCCCCCGAAAATCACTTCTTAGCCCAAGGTGGCGCAGCCTTTGCTGTAGCGGCTGGTGCAGAGGCCGGTGCTGCTGTAACGCTAGGCGCTACGCTGCCGGACACCGACTTAAAGCCCCGCACCTCATTGCTTGCGCCATATTGAGCGTCTTGCTTGATGTCCAGCTTGATGCTGATCTGACCACCGATTAGTTGATCAGTGTCGGCAACCTTTGCTAGCCCAATCGCACGCATGATCTCGCCAAGTTGCTGGCGTCCGATCTCCTCGGCCTTTGGATTGGCGTTCTTGATGTTAAGGTTGCCAAACACAACACGACCTTGATGGCTTGGGCCGGTGATGTCAAAGCGCAGCTTGATGTACTGGCCGTTGTTAGCCTTAGTAGCTTTGAGTTCAGCCTGCGAAATAGTAGCCGTGTACCAGCCAGCAGGCAGCGGCTCAAAGTTGTTAGCGTTGCCAACTGGCAGTTCGTTAACGTCAAAAGTCTCGGTGAGAAAAGCCATGTTGTTTATTCCTTAATAGTGATTTTGAAAGAGGGACGGCCAGGCTTGGCCGTAATTGCACCAGCCAAATGCTTGGTGATGGATTCGTCTGCTGATTTCCAGAGCGTCAGGTTTAGCTCTGGCTTCCAGCGGAACAGGGTCGCCAGATGCTCAGTGAGTCCTGACTCAGTAGCTAGCATTTGCAACTTCTCCGAATCAACCTTGCGGTCAATGCGGCCAGCAATTTTGACAACATAGCCATCTGGCTCTGCTGTCTCAGTAGTTTCAAAGGACTCAGGCAAGCGCAAGGCTTTAACGATCTTGTCCTCAATCTTGCGGCGCTCGACTACCGTGCGCTCCTCAAGGGTCTTGTAGCGCAGCCAGTCTGCGCTTAGGGTTTCTAGGTCGCTCATAGTTCCCTCGCATTCAACATAGCCTCAGCCATACGATAAGAAGCAAGCGCAACTTCATCATCAGTTATTTCTGAATCTGAACTTATTGTTTCGGCCATGATCAATTGCATGGCCTTAGACGCAAAGTAATCCCGCAATGTCATGCCCTCATGGCCGTTGTAATGAACAGGAAATGCTTGATCGTGTTTCATGCCTTGCCCCCGATCTTCTCAATGATTGCGCCAAGGTCTGGCGCTTCCCAAGCCTCCAGCTTGCCCGACCTGTCCTTGGCCAACCAGAGGCCATCCGAATCGCACATCAGTGCGCGTTGCGTTACGCCTTCGGCATCGCGCTCGACTCGCAGTGCGAGTACCTCATCAAAGAAGTAAGGCAAGCCTTGGGTCAGGCTCTTGCCTGGCATTCCTGGGTTGTAAAGCATCTTGCCCATCTCGTCCGTGCTTTTTTCCAACTTGGCGCTCATGTAGACGTGCTTGCCTGGCAAGTCACGAAAGGCGCGGATCAACTCCTGCATAGTGGTGTTCATCTCACCATAAGCTGCGCGGCCATCTTTGGACTTCTTCATCTCAAAGGCCAGAACCACCTCGGCCACCTCGCTGATTGAGTCAAGCGCCACAGACTGAAAGCCTGATGCCTCCTTGCTGTCCTTGCACCATGTAAACGCCTCGCGCAAGTCGTCCATTGACGCAATCTCGATGTAAGGCAGATCAGCGTCTTGGATAGACAACAAGCCGCCCTCAGCACTCAGCACAATCACATTGGGCAGCGTCTTGATCAGCGTGGTCTTGCCTGACCCTGCTGCTCCATACACCAACAACTTCACCCCATTGGCGGTTAGACCACCTGTTGACTTCAGATTGATAGCCATCTTGGCTCTCCTTGTTTTTCACCCACTTCAGGAAATCTGTTCTGGGTGCGCTTGCATCATAAACATAAAACAGGCTATGATGCAAGCGTTCCCGCAAAAATATTTTCACAGGTGCAAATTATGATGACTATCGAGCAGATTAAACAACGACTTGAGGATGCCAATCTCAAGAGGGTGGCTGAGAATGCAGGCGTGCATCCGGCCACGGTTTACCGCTTCATGCAAGAGGAGTCCAAGCCTTTGTACGAAACGGTCAAGGCTTTGAGCGATTACCTGACAAAGCAGGCGGTGACGCATGGCTAGTCTAGAAAATGTCCTCGGTGGCCCGTGGTCACCGTCCCCTGAGAAGCTGGTCGCTCCCCCTGAAGCGCAACTTATAGACGCCATGCGTGCTGCGGGGCTGGAGCCACCAGATCAAATCCACTTTGACGGCAAGATTCACCGCTTTCGCTCGGGCACCAAGGGCTCACCAGGCCACGGTGACAAGCCTGGCTGGTATTTGGTCTTTGGCGATGGCATTCCTGCGGGGCGTTTTGGGTGCTGGCGTGCAGGTCTTGAATTTACTTTTCGGGCTGACATTGGCCGCAAGCTCACTCAGACCGAGGAAATGTCCAATGCCAAGCGTCTTGCCGAGGCCAAGGCACTGCGGGACGCCGCCATCGAGCGCCAACATCAAGTCGCCAGCGAGACTGTCGAGAAAATCTGGACAACAGCCAATCCCGCAATTGTTGAACACCCCTACCTAGCCAAAAAGGGCATTGGTGTTCACGGCGCACGAATTACAGGTGATGGCCGGTTGATGGTGCCTTTGTACGATGCAGACGGCACATTGTCCAGCTTGCAGTACATTGACCACGAAGGCGGCAAGTTGTACCACGCTGGCGGTCAAACTGGTGGCAAGTTCTGGGTGGTAGGCTCATCAGATGAGCCTGGCACGCTGTACGTGGCCGAGGGCTTTGCCACCGCTGCCACTATTTTTGAGGCTACCAACCGGCCTTGCGTAGTAGCCTACAGCGCCAGCAACTTGGTGCCAGTGACCGGCAGTTTGCGAGAAAAGCACGGCATTATGCAAGATATTGTGATTGTGGCTGACCATGACCAATCGGGCGTTGGTCAACGTTATGCAGAACAAGCATCAGCCAAGTATGGCGCACGCATGGTGATGCCCCCGATTTTCGGTGATGCCAACGATTATGCCCAAGCGGGGCACAATTTAGCGGCACTGCTCATGCCACCAGCAAATGACTGGCTCATCCCCGCAGACGAGTTTTCAGCCCAACCCAGCCCCATTTCATGGCTGGTCAAGCGTTGGATTCAGTCCCAAGCCTTAGTCATGGTTCACGGCCCGTCAGGCGGCGGCAAGACCTTTGTGGTGCTAGATTGGTGCCTACGCATGGCAAGCGGCATAGAAATCTGGGCAGGCCACAAGGTACGCCAGGGCAATGTGGTTTATCTGGCCGGTGAAGGCCACCACGGCCTGCGAGGTAGGGTAGCAGCATGGAAGCACCACAACAAGGCCGGAAAGCTCAATATGTGGCTATCTAAGGACGGCTGTGACCTTAACACCCCCATCGGTTACCTCAAGGTAGTAGAACAGGTCAGGATGCTCAAAGACCGGCCAAGCGTGATAGTGGTCGATACCCTGCACCGATTCTTAGCTGGTGACGAAAACAGCGCCCAAGACGCCAAGACCATGCTAGACGCCTGCAATGCCCTGATGATGGAGTTTGACTGCTCAGTCATCCTAGTCCACCACACAGGCGTGTCAGACGAGGCTCAACACCGTGCCCGAGGCTCAAGCGCGTGGCGAGGCGCTTTGGATATAGAGATCAGCATCGTGCCAGGCAAGGATGACCAGCCCATGCAAATCGTTCAGCGCAAGTCTAAAGACGCTGAATTGGCCGAAACCGTGTTCGTAGAACTCCAACAAGTGACCATCCCCGCATGGTATGACGAGGACAACCAACCCGTCACCAGCGCAGTCATTGTCCAAGCCCAGACCCCCATTGCCACCAAAAAAGACAGCAAAATCGATAGCCACCGCAAAGCCTTTGAGAACGCTTGGTGGGGCACTGGCGCTGAAATTCGTGATGGCCTGCCCTACGTAAGTCGGTCAGCATTGAAGGACAAACTGGCCTCAGATGGGCGCAAACCACGCACCATTGAGAACGATTTGAGCGCAGCATATCCAGATAAATTGATCGGTGCGCTCATCGTTTCTGAGATCATTAGTCCGCTTGAGCATGGCTGGATTGTGGTGGACGAGGTGCAATCGAGCGCCATGTTGGTGCGAAAAGGTGGGTGATTTTAAGCCCCCTAGCCCCCTGAAGTCCCCTTTAGGGGGATTGAGGGTTAGGGGGCAAAACGCTCGAAAAGCCCCCTCCCCTCCCCTCACACCCTTTAGGGTGAGGGGGTTAGGGGGCATCGATGCGGCGAGGATTTGGGGTGAAGTTATAAATTTGGAAGTGAGCAAGGACTAACATGGAAAAAGATGTTTTGGAAATGGCGGTGGCTAAACATGCTGGCGGTAGGCCAACGACTTTTGGGATTGATCATCCGTGCTGGATGACGATGTGCCAAGACATTAGCCAGGGCAAGAGCTTAAGCACTTCGCTCAAAGCTGATGGAATGCCGTCTTATGTGCTTGTCATGGCGATGATTAAAAAAGATGTGGCGTTTCGAGCTATGTACGAAAAGGCCATCGAGGATCGGGCTGATCGTCTCGCTGAGGAAATACTGGAGCTGGCTGATGAAGCCATCCCAGCGCATCTTGATGGGCCTTCAAAAAGCGCTTGGGTCAACCAAAAGCGGATTCAGGTAGATGCCCGCAAGTGGGTGGCCGCTAAACTCAAGCCAAAGGTCTATGGGGATCGAATCGATGTCTCGGTGACCGATACCCGCATCAGCGTCTCTGATGCGCTTAAAGAGGCCAAACAGCGCGTCCTAACGGATGAAAGCAATATCGTTGATGTGGCGGTTAAAGAGATGGTGAACAAGGAATAGGCTTTGACTATCGATTGTGCGCTTTGCGAAGGGATTCTTAATAACTACGCATATGCGCGGCGCAGTCAGGGTTAACCCTACAATAAGCCCCGACTGATATTCCACAGTGTCCATTATGTTAAGTCGGCAGTGAGTTACGCACAGGTTATACAGAGCAAAACCGCAGTAGTGCCAGTTATCCACAGGGCTAGGCGCATAACTTGCCTTTTGCCCTGTGCATAACCCAGAAAACGGCCTAAGTAAGCGCCCACTTACAAACGAGGGGGGCGGGTAGGGCCCAGCGCCGAGGGGTCACGGTGACGGTGCGTTCACGAACATTTTTATTTTATTTTTTAGAAATATCATTTACCATCGAGCTATGCCGATAAACAACGCACTTACCCCAGAAGGCCAGAACGCGCTTGGTGCTGCGTTTGGCTACTACCCGCAGTTAAGGCGCAACCGAACTATCCAAGACCCCAGACTGGCCGCTGAGATGCCGTTGCAGTTCTTGCGGGGTAGGTTGGCGGGAACGCTGGGATTGCCATCAGATGTGGCGAACTTGGTGCGTAGCCCCATGCCAATGGAGATGTACGGTGATGTGGACTATGCGCAGCAAGCGCAAGTGCCGTATGGCTCGCAAGAATTGCTAAGGACGCTGCCCTTGCCCCCACAAGGGGCGGCGCAGGCAGCCGCGGCCAATGTTGGTGCGTTTATCCCGCTAACACCGATGGAGGCATTGCAAGCGGCAAGGGCTGCTAGGCAGGCGGCGTTTGCCACGGGTAGGACGTTGGGGCCGACAGCGGCAAGAATGACTGAGGGGTATTTGCAGCGGCAGGGGTTGATGCCTGGGGTGTTGCCTGCTGAGGCTCCTAAATTTAACGCAAACCAGTTGGCTCAAAGCGTAAAGCCAAGGGCAGAAGTATCGCCGCTGGGCTTTTACAGCGCGGTGGAGCAGCAGGCGTTGAACCTTCCCCGTAAACAAGGCACTGGTGAATCGTTCCTTAACGATCTGGCGAAGGGCCAAGATGTTAAGAAGTATGAGATGGAGACAATGGGGTTGGATGCGTTCTTGAGGGGCAGGACTAACGTGACCCGTCAAGAGGTGCAGGACTTTATTGCTAACAACCGTATCAATGTGCAGGAGAGGCAACTTGGCGCGGCTGTTAGTGAAGACCCAATAGGCATAGCTAAACGCAAAGAAATTTTTGATCAGTACGAGCCGCAGATACAGGCTATGTACAAAGAGATGGACAGCCCCAGCTACAAGCTGGTTAACCGGCAAGTTAGCCCAGAAGAAAAGCAGCGCGGCATAGTTTTGCAAAACAGGGTTTATAGGAACGAGCCATTGACCGCACATGAACAGGCTGAATTGACCAGCATTACGGACAGATTTGGTGGTGTTGCTGTTAAAGAATTTGCAAATGTAGACGAAGCGCGTAAATTCTATTTGGGCATGAGTCAGGAAGAACGGCTTAGGCATTCCATAATGCCGGTAAACAATCCTACGCAATTGCAAGAAAAAATAAACACATTGCAAAATGTCAGGGACGCACAAGCAGATGCGGCGTATGTGGTTCCGGAAAGAGTACCTAGCAAATACCACAAGTTCCAACTGCCAGGCGGTGAGAACTACCGTGAGATTTTGCTGACTTTACCCAACAAGCCAATGGAAGCAAGCAGGGCAGCGGAAAATTACTACACGCAATTTGTTAAGCGTGGGGGTGAGCCAGAATGGGCGCAGTTAAATTCTGCAAGACAACAAGAAATTACAAACGCAATGCCAGCGCAAGCTAGAAACGCCTCAGCATCACCGGAATATAGATCATCCCATTTTAATGAACCCAACATCTTGGCGCACATGCGGGTCAATGATCGAGTGGATGCTGACGGCAAAAAGATGTTGTTGGTTGAGGAAGTGCAGTCGGACTGGCATCAGGCTGGGCGGGAGAAGGGGTATAACACCCCAGAAAAACGAGCTGCGGAACAAAAGAAATTAGATGATTTGCTCATAGAAAGACAGCAATTAGGAGAAAGACAAAAGCAACTTGAAGAACTTGCATCACCATATACAAGTCAAGGCAAAGATGCCCCAAGAGATATTCTTGATGAATGGAACAGTGTTTCTAACAGACTTAACAGATTGCAAACTGAGCAAAATAGGCTTGGCAGAAGTACTGGCGAAGGCGTACCAGACGCGCCATTTAAAGACACATGGCATCAACTGGCGCTGAAACGGGCGCTAAAAGAAGCGGTTGACAAGGGCTATGACAGGATTGGTTTGACTACGGGCAAGCAGCAAGCAGAGCGCTATGACTTGAGCAAACAGATCAGCAAGGTTTATTACAGCCCCCCTGATTCAAAACAAGCAAACAAGTACGGCACGGTGTTCAAGGCTTTTGACAGTCGCGGCAATGAAATTATCAACAAGTCTGTGACCCCTGAAGAGCTTCCAGGCATTGTCGGCAAAGAGGTTGCTCAAAAGCTACTTAATGCAGAGAGCAACAGCATGGGCGTTAAGGCGCTTGAAGGCGTTGATTTGCAGGTCGGCGGCGAGGGCATGAAGAAATACTACGATGAGATTTACCCTGCTTTCCTTGAAAAGCAAGGCAAGAAGTACGGTGCGAAAGTCGGAGAGACACGCATAAAGACAGGGCGCGGCGTGCCAGGTGGTGAAACAGTGCGCTACCTAGACATCACGCCAGAGATGCGTAAAGCCATCAAAGAAGGCCAGCCAATTGCGTCTATCACAAACCACCTTGCAAATGCGATGGCTTAAATAAATGCAAACCACAATCTACAAGCCCGAAGACGAGCAAGAGCTAATGGCCACGCTGTGGTCACCAGCGTTAGCTGATGATCCAGAGGCGTTTGTGTTGTTTGCGTTTCCGTGGGGCAAGGAGAATACGCCGCTGGCGAATTTCAAGGGGCCGAGGAAGTGGCAGCGGGAGGTGCTGCGGGAGATCACCGCCCACATCAAGCGTCAAAAGGGGCTGGTAGATTTTGAGACGCTCAGACATGCGGTGAGTTCTGGGCGGGGGATTGGCAAGTCTGCGCTGGTGTCTTGGCTGACCATCTGGATGCTGTCCACGCGCATTGGCTCGACCACGATTATTTCGGCCAACAGCGAGTCGCAGTTAAGGGCGGTGACATGGGCTGAGATCACGAAGTGGCTGGCGATGAGTATCAATTCGCACTGGTTTGAGGTGAGCGCTACGAAGGTGGCTCCGGCCAATTGGTTGACGGAGCTGGTGGAAAAGGACTTGCGTAAGGGCACGCGGTATTGGGCGGTGGAGGGTAGGCTCTGGTCTGCTGAGAATCCAGACTCGTATGCGGGTGTACACAATCACGATGGTGTGATGGTGATTTTTGATGAGGCATCAGGTATTGACGACTCGATCTGGGCGGTGACCGCGGGATTCTTTACGGAGAACACCCCGAACAGGTTGTGGCTGGCGTTTTCTAACCCGCGGCGTAATACGGGGTATTTTTACGAGTGCTTTAATTCCAAGCGGGATTTCTGGACGAATAAGGTGGTGGACGCTCGCACGGTCGAGGGCACGGATAAGGCCGTTTACCAGAACATCATTGATGAGTATGGGCCGGAAAGTTCCCAGTCGCATGTGGAGGTGTACGGCATGTTTCCGTCTGAGGGGGATGACCAGTTCATTCCTGCCGATGTGGTGGACGGGGCGATGAAGCGCGAGAAGTACAAAGATCAGTCGGCGCCAATTATTATCGGGGTCGATCCGGCGCGGTTTGGTGCTGATGCCACGGTGATTGCGGTGCGGCAGGGGCGGGACATTGTGCGGATTGACCGGCATCGGGGCGACGACACCATGACTGTGGTGGGTCACATTATTGAGGCAATTGACGAGTTCAAGCCTGCGATGGTGGTGATTGACGAGGGTGGGCTGGGGGCGGGGATTGTTGATAGGCTCAAAGAGCAGCGCTACAAGATCAAGGGCATTAACTTTGGCAACAAGGCCAAAAACCCGATAATGTATGGCAACATGAGGGCACAGATGTGGGGCGACATGCGCGAGTGGCTGAAGTCGGCCAGTATTCCCAATGATCGGTTCTTGAAGACGGACTTAATTTCGCCTATGATGAAGCCTGATTCACGGGGTACGATCTTTTTGGAGTCGAAAAAAGACATGAAGGCGCGTGGTTTGGCCTCACCGGATGCTGCTGACGCTATTTGCGTGACTTTTGCGTTTCCCGTGGCGCATCGGGGCGAGTACAATGCGCGCACAACCACCCGCCGAACGTATTCAGACACTTCGGCCAACACATCTTGGATGGGAAGCTAGATGGCAACGAAAAAAACTGTTTCTTTGTCTGTCGGACGCGGTGAAAAACTGCCCGTATCCAAGGGCGCTGGCCTGACCGAGAAGGGTAGAGCCAAGTACAACGCTGCGACTGGCTCAAACCTCAAGGCGCCAGCCCCGAACCCCAAGACCAAGGCAGACCAAGGCCGTAAAGATTCATTTTGTGCAAGAATGGGCGCCGTAGCGGCCAACGCCAAAGACGGCGAACGCGCTAAAGCAGCCCTTAAACGATGGAAGTGCTAATCATGGCAACAAAACCTGGCCTCTACGCAAACATCCACGCAAAGCAAGCTCGTATCAAAGCTGGCTCTGGCGAAAAAATGAACAAGGTTGGCAGCAAAGCTGCGCCGACCAAGCAAGACTTTATAAAGTCGGCTAAAACTGCAAAGAAAAAATAATGTCTAACACCAAAGCAACTGGCGTTGCATACCTAGACCCAGAGTTCACCACTTGCTATGCCAGTGAAGAAATTGGCTACGCTCTTGCCGGACAAGGCGCGGTAACTCAAGAGACAAGCAAGTCAACTGGCGTCACGCTCGATGCGAGCATGGGCCGGATCACAACAAACAGCGCAACGCTCAATACGTTGACCAATGTAACTTTCACGCTGACCAACAGCTTAATCAGCGTAAAAGATGTGATTATTTTGAACGTAAGTTCTGGTGCTACATCGGGCGCATATAACTGCTGGATCAGCAGCATGAGCGCGGGCACTTGCACAATTACGTTGCGAAACATCAGCGGTGGCAATTTATCCGAAGCTGTCGTAATCAACTTTGCGATCATTCACGGAGCGTCTTAATTATGCCGCTTGTCAAGTCAAAAACACCCGAAGCCTTTCGCAAGAACGTCAAGGCCGAAGTGGCTGCTGGCAAGCCTGTGAAGCAGGCCGTGGCAATTGCCTACTCGGTTAAGCGCGAAGCAGCAAAGAAAAAGAAATAACATGGCAGACCCAACAGGCATAGTCGCCGCCGCAGCCGTTGCTGTTGGTGGTTCGGCCAAAGACAAAACCGACGCCAGCGTGCTGGCTACCGCCCGCGCCCGTCTGGACATGGCCGTGTCGGCGCTGTCTGAGTCGCGTGAGGACGAAGTAGATGACCTAAAGTTTTACGCTGGCTCGCCCGATAACCATTGGCAGTGGCCTGCGGATGTGCTGGCAACTCGCGGCGCGGTGCAGGGCCAGACAATCAACGCCCGCCCGTGCC